GGTTCCGATGACCCTCGGAAGAGGGGCGGGAGTTGCACCCGATTATCTGTCGTGTGGGGACAGACCTCGCTAACTGGCGAGCTAACGATTTTAAAGATCGAGAACTTAGGTGGAAGTGTCCGTGATGAGCGGAGAGTGCATCGAGAGAGTTCCTGATACAGTTATTATGCAGGTCGATGCGGGGGGAGCGGTGGGTTGAGCGGTGATGGAGATGAGGAGTTTGGGCGAGTCAAGGTACTGAATCGAATCCTTGACCCGGGGGTTCATCATTTCAAGTGGGCACTTGACGATGAGAGGTGAGAGGGTGTTGATGGCGCCGCCAATGCAGAAGATCTGGCCACCATAGGTCTTGGTGATTTGGGCGGGAGTGACTGGAGAATTGGCGGGTACCCAGCAGACACCGACCGTGGTCGGGAAAGCTGGGGCTTGCAAGGTGGGATGGATAGTGACCCAGAGTGATTCCAGAGATGCATGACGGTAGAAGGTGGTGAGGGTGGAAACGCTGTCGATGTTGGCGATGGTGAGAGAAGCCTCGGCATCTTTGGTTCCAGCAAATAGAACTTCAGACTGRAACGGTTGTTTGATGGTGAGAGGTGATGGGCCGGGGACAGCTGGTAGGACGGTGGCGACGGTGACGGTGCGGTCTTGGGGGGCGAGTTCTTTGTCGATTTCCATGTTGGGGCTGATTGCTATTGGACGTAGTGAAGCAATTCAGACTCAGCGTGGGAAACCTCGATGGATTCTGGGAAGGACTGCGTTTGAGATAGAGAGGTGATGGCCAGTCGTAGCTTGGCAGGGAGGAGGTACATGGCATTTTTGGTGAGCCACCTCGGCGAAGAAGTGATTCGTTCGAGGAGGCTGAGTGCGGGTGTGGAGTCGTCGAGGAGCATTTTCTCGTGTCTTGGGCACCGCCTGCAGAAGAAGTCAAAGCAGGCTGACTGATACTGAACATGGGTTTCAGGGAGGAGGTGCCACAGTGATTCGCCAAGGAGGTGTCCGGTGGTGAACTCGGTGAGGTAGCTGAGTCGTCGGTCGTCGAGGGCGTCGTCGTCCACGGCGATCATGAGCTTGCAGAAAAGGGCCAGGGGGTTGCGGATGCAGCCGGCTGGACCGACGTAGTAGCCACAGAAGAGGGGGTGAGAGGTGAGTTCAAGTTTGAAGCGGAGGTGGAGGCGTTTGAGAACGGATGGCCAGTCGTGGCGAGTGGGAAGGGGGTGGTCTATGAGTGAGTCGTCGCCAGAAACCATGATGGGGCAGGAACCGACGTCATACTGGGAGTAGATGACTGCGAGGTTATAGTCAGTGTTGTCGTCGTAAGTTCCGGGTTCCCCGGTTAGGCGCATGCATGTGAGGGGGCCGAACTGGGTGGAGACGTTGGTCTTGAGGTGGACGTGGAGCTGAATCAGATGGCTYGGAATGTTCAGTCTCTTCATTTTGAGGGCTTCAAGGACCACGGATTCTCCATGCTGGGACTGGTCGAAAGCGGTGTAGTCGTTTGCGATTTTGGGGGTGGAATGAGTGAGATGTTCCTGGCACCAATCTCGAAGTTGGTTGGGTGTCTTGCCGCAGTGTGAGTAGATGTTAGGTGGCCGGTCAGCGTTGTCGAAGATTCTCTGGTATTTCTTGACGGGTCCAAGAACCAGAATCACGTAGTCGTGCATGAGTGCGAGGGTCTGGCAGGCTTTCCACGAGCCGAAGATGGAGCCGTCGTTGACTTTGTGTTGGGCTTTCGCGAAGATCTTGACGGTGGTGTGTCGCCAGTCTGGGTCGGAGCGTGAAGCGTTGGCCACTATGGTGGATTGGGTTTTGGAACTGAGCTGTGCGTACTCATTCAGAGAGATGCATTCTGCGAAAAGTTCAGGGTTGAATGGAACGGTGCTGTTGGGTTGACGTGAGTAGGCGCGACAAAGAGAGTGAAAGAGTTGCAGGCCTAGGACCACGTCGTCCGCGGTGATTTGGTGCGGTGAGTCACTGGGTCTGAATCGCAAGCGTTTGTTGATGGAGGCCGGTAGAAGGGTCGGATCATGGTTGGGTGCATGCTTGGCGGAAATCAGACTTGAGGGCTGGCAGGACAGGCTGAAGGGTCGGTCGAACCAGGGGAACTGGTTGCTAGATTGATCTTTGTGGAGTATTTCCCTTGTTGATGGGTCGTGTGCTGGTAAGAAGAACGCCGCCAGAGAATCGAAGAACTCGCCTGGGTAGACGGGGCTAGCTTTCGCTTGTGGCGGGTCGACGCTTGTGGAAACCGGGGGTGGGGTGATAGCCGGTGGGAGATCGAAATGGAGAGGGAGCCGAGACGGTGGGAGAAAGTGGGTGTCGAGTCTTGTTTCGGGTCCTTGGTCGGGGAGAGTTGGGTTCACCGTAACAAAATCACGATCATAGGAGAGCGGAATGTGTGGGGGAAGGTGGAAGTTTGGCGAACGGTGGGTGGGGGATGCGCTGGGGGTGGCCCCGTTGAGTTTGGGGCCGCGAGTTGTGAGGGGGGAGGTGATGAGCTTGAGTTGCGGGAACAGGGATGGGAAGTAGCGATCCATGATGATGAGGCTGTTGTTGAAGGCGTCGGAAAACATGGCGGAAGAGCCGTTGGTTCCCCCGACGTAGGAAGAGGGGCMCATGAATTGGACGCCTGATCTGGATCGAGTGAGGGCGACGAGGCCGTTAGCCGAGGAGAGCCACTTGGTGTAGTTGTCCAGGACGATTATGGCGGGGTCGCAGAATGTGAGGCCTTGGCTAGAGCTGATCGTGCAGGAGCGATATCCCAGGCTGTTGAAGGTAAGAGATGAGGCATGACTGTTGGTGAGGACGGGGGATTGATCATGGGGAGTGGAAACGGACCCGATAACTCCTTGCCAGGCATTGAAGCTGTGAATTTGGAAGAGTCGGGCGATGCATTGAGGAATGCGGTAACTCCACCAGCAGTACATGTCGATGTATGGTAGCAGCCTGAGAGTTTCAGAGGGAAGGCGGTGGTTGGATGAGTCTTTCGATTGGGAGTGGTACTCGCCCTGKAGAGGATCGCCGAGAATTATGACGAGCTCGAGGGCGGGGTCGGCGAGGATGGAAAGGTCGAGGTACCCTCTTGGCATTTTGTAGATCTCATCAATGACCAGGATTCTGGATGACTTGAGAATGGAAGACTCCCAAGTGTTAAAGCGCCATGACTGGGAGCCGTGGAGTTCCATCGCTGTCTTCCATTCGGTTCTGAGTTCTGTGGTAGGGCAAGAGACCCGGAAGTCTTTGAACAGTTTGGTTTTGAGGAGCTGTTGGATCGGATATGTCTTCCCACAGCCAGCGAAGCCAGCGAAATGCACCACAGGAGTGGTTTTGCCGGGGTTGGTGTCAAGGTAGTGGTCTATCTGGATGATCCGTTCTTTGGGGGYGGGTCCGGTTCGTTGGCCCGTGGAGACGTCGAGGAGGGAGAGGACGCCGTCGAAACCATTCTTCATGTTTGAAATCAAGTTCTTGGCGTGTGAGATGGAGGTGGGATGGTTGTGGGCCTCAGAGAAGGGAAGGTAGTTGCCGGATACTTTGAAAGACTTCATGGCTCTGATGAGTGGGTCGGAGGGATGGCCCTTAGCGGAGGGTTGGCTGCCTAGGAGTCTTTTGCCGGGTGAAAAGTGGGATGGCGGTCCGGTGGTGTGGGTGATGTCTATCCTCTTGATGGTGTCGGAGGGGCCGAAGAGGATGGGGCCGCGATCGGAGTAAACGGTTGCCTGGAAGTTGTAAAGGTGGGCCAACGCAGTGAGGTGTTCAGTTGAAAGCCCGAGAGTGTTGGTCTCTTCATTGCTGAGTTGGCTGTCTGGGAGAATTGTCTGTAGGGACTCCCAGAGGTGCTCCTCGGAAACCTTGGTTTGGTCGGAGACAGCGGAGAGAAGACAATTCAAGGTGGGTTGTGGAAGATGGTTTGATGGGAGTGAACGGAGCCTCGTGAGGAAAGTGGCGGTGTTTTCAGGGTACCTGCGTGGGTGGAGTTCTTCAAAGGGGAGCACCGGGCCGATCGCAGTGGGGTCGTTCGTTAAAGGTGCGGGTAACAGCTGTGAAGATGGAAGGGGGTGGGTGGGGGGTGCAGGCAGTGAATGGTGCAAAAGGTGGGAGCCCATGAGGGGGTCCGCTGAGTCAGTCGGATCTTGGTGCGGGATGGAAAGAGGGGGTGGAGTGTGGGCGGGTTCGAGATCGGGCGTGGCGGGAAGTTGGGGGGGAAAACGACGAGGTGAGTTGATTTCTGGGAAAAGGACGGGGGCGGAGGGCGTCRTGTCGGGGGATCGGATGGGGGGTGGGGGAGGTTCGGTTGAGGTTGAACTTTCGAGCGCGAGGTCAGAATTTTGATGGGTGCGTTGGGTGGGTTCAATCGGTGTCGGGGGCGCTGCCGTAGTCGTAGGAGGCTGGGCTCCAGGGCTCGATGCCGCTGGAGGTGGACGGGGAACGAAGGTGGAGGCGAAAGCGGGAGGGAGACTGGCTTCGGAGCGGTCCGGAGGGGCTGTCGAAGTCGTGGGAGTGAAAGGAAGAAATGCTGTCGTCCTCGGAATCGACAATGGCGTCCTCTCCCACTGGAGACTGTAGGATCCAGGGTGGAGATGTCGGTGGTAGGTGTCGTGTTGGGCTTGGAGGGTTGGCGGGGAGAACAGTTTGTGGAGCAGTATGGATGATTCCGACAGAGCGAGGAGGACTAGGGAGGCTTGCCAGGGCAGAGCGAAGCGCTTCAGGGTCCATGAAAGTTCGGCGTTCGGGAGCATGGACTTCTGTTCGGACCGAAAGAACGGGGTCGCTGTCAAGAGGGGCGATATCGGTCGGAGAAGCAGTAATGCGGCTTTCTGGAGTGCGTGTGGGAGTTTTTGGTGGGGTGGGGAAGCCGGGCGTACGGCCGAGATCGCGGAGTGGTAGTTGCGGACGCGGTGCTGGAGATGGAAGACGTCGAGGGGGTGGTGGGGCTCCTTCTTTCGGTAAAGCTCCCTTCGGAAGGCTGTGATGGATTTTACCTCTGCTAGAGGTATAGGCAATGGAAGGAAGCGCTGCAGGAGGGTTAGGAAGGAGAGGATAGGGACGGCGGTGGCGGTAAGACGGCGCCAATGTTGCCTCAGGTAAAGGCTTAGGGAGGCGATTGGGCTCTGAAGAACGTGGTAGACGACGTTTGGTCGGAGGGGAACGTTCAGAAGTGCGAAGGTTTGCAGGTTGTCCCAGGCGTTCGAGGTGACCCAATCGTGGTCCGGTTTGGAGGAGTGCATCCTTACGAATGCTGCTGGGTCTGAAGTTCGGAGTGTGCGGACTGCTCTGGTATAGGTGAACAGGGCGTTGTAGACGGCTCGGGGGACCAGTCGGTCTCGAAGTGGTTGTTGGAGGAATGTGGCCTGTGGAAGTTCGATGGCGTCGGGGATTCGGAAGGAGACCACGTCGAGGCGAGGYTCTTGGTAAGACCGAAAGAGGTCTGAGGYCATGAGTGTTGGAGGGGCCTGGAGTGATGGGTCGGGGGGGGGGGTCCCTCGTTGAATGAGGAGCGAGTGGACGGGGCCCCAGGATTCCAGGATCGTCACTGAGAGGTGGTGGTTGCCGAGGCGAATGGAATTGATTCGGAGCCAAGAGTGGGCGTCGGACGGTTGGTTGTAGCTGCCGGCTTCGTGACCCTCTGGGACGTAGTGAAGAGTGTGGCGGGTCGTCGTGTACGTGTACAACTTTGGGTAGAAGGATTGGTCGGAAAGATGGGCCTCGGGTGGCACTACGAGGCTGGCGTACAGACGTTCGAGGTTTGGTTTCCGYAAGAACAGGTCCATGATCTGGGACGGATGGTAATACATCAGGGCGTCGTGCATGAAAATGGTGGGGAAAACGGGAAGGTCTGGTGATGTGAAGGGGTAACGAGTGCTGTCGTTGGGGTGCAGGCGGTAGTTCTTCAGCTCCCGAAAGTTTGAGTTTACCTGGGCAAGTTTGTTGAACTTGCTGGGTTTCATGAACATGACGGAGCTGGGAGTGGTGGCCTGGAAAGACCAGTGGGTGCAAAGGAGAAAAGTCTCGATTGTCTTGTGGGCGGCGTGGGGGTGGTGGGAGGTTCCCAAACCAGATGTTGGGATGCCGTAGGAGTTGAGTAGGGGTAGAAGTTCCTTCGGAATGGACCATGGGTAGGTCTGTATCGAGGAGCGAATTGAATCCACTGTGGATTCGAGAATCGGGTGCAGAGAGGGATCTCTGTGAGTCGTGGGTGCAAGGGCGTCCAATGCTAATTGGAAGGCCATTACTCATTTGCAATTGTCTTACGAGGGTTGCAAGTGTACGGAAGTGGGTATAAGACCAGTTGTCAAAAGAGAGCTGGAATTGGTAGTTGATTAC